TTGTATGGCCTAAAGTGAGTTTACTTGCACGTAAATATACCACATTCTTAGGTGAGAAAGATTATGATAAATTGAAAAACATTATTAAAGAGTTAGTCAATGCCTAAATTCGTAATTGCCAATGGTACTAGTCGTTTACAATTTGATTTAAAGAAACTGAAAGACATTGGTGAAACTTATGGTTGCAATGCACTGTATAGAGATTTTGCACCAGATTACATAGGTTGTATTGATAGTCCTATTTTTGAAGAAATGGTAAAAAAAGGTGCATGGATGTTTTCAAAGATGATTGCAAAACACAAATATGAAGGTGCTCTTAAAATGTTTCCTAAAGCAAGAGATCGTATACAATCATTTAAAGATGCATTAGGTGAAGACAGACATTTTGATACAGGTCAGACAATGTTAGATTATGCAGCTCGAAATACAAAAGGTCCTGGTAAGATTTTTATGTTAGGTTTTGATTTGTCAAACTATATTGATAGTAAAAAACCAACATCAAACTTATTGAATAACATTTATAAAGGCACCAATAGTTATGCACCAAACGATGCATCAGAGAAGTTTTCAGGTAAGTGGATTAAACAAATGTCAACGATATTTAAAGAGAATAAAATTATACAATTCTATCGTGTAGGTGGTGATATATGGCCAGAGGAATGGAGACATATAGATAATGTAAGACAAATGAATTATGAGGAGTTCAATGAATATATTAGTAACAGGTAGTGAAGGTTTTGTAGGTAAAAATCTTTGCAGAGAATTAAGCAAAAATCATTTAGTAATTAAAATAGATAAAAATTTAGGCAAAAATCTATTGACATGTGACTTAAACTATGACGTAGACTGTGTTATACATCTTGCAGGTTCTTCAGGTGTTAGAGAAAGTATAACTAATCCTGAAGAATACATCAAAAATAATGTTATGGCATCACAAAGATTATTTGACCATTTTAATAATACAAAGATAATCTATGCCAGTTCAAGTACAGCAAAAGAACCAAAAAGAAATCCATATGCAAAAAGTAAAAGGCAAATTGAAAAGATTGCACCAAAAAATAGTATAGGTTTGCGATTTACTACAATCTATGGTCCAGGTGGTCGAGAAAATATGTTGATACCAAAAATCATTAAAAATGAAGTAACGTATATTAACAAGAACCATAGTAGAGATTTTATTCATGTAGATGATGTTATTTCTGCTATTGAATTATTGATTAATAGTGACTATGATATCTCAGGTGTTTATGATTTAGGTTATGGACAATCATATAAATTGTCAGAGATTGCAGAAAAGTATTTACCAAGTGTCACTATGGCAAACGGTGATGACACAGAACGATTAGATAATGTTGCAGATAACAGACTATTTAATGCATTAGGTTGGAAACCAAAAGTGAATTTATATGACTACATCGAAGAAGCTCTTTCTCATAGGTAACGGCGAAAGTCGCCAAAACTTTGATCTGAATCTTTTAACAGGTAAAGGTAAAGTTTATGGTTGTAATGGTCTACACAGAGATTACACACCAGATGCATTAATCAGTGTTGATCCTGGTATCATGCACGAAATCTATGATAAAGGTTATGCACGAGATAATACAGTTTATTATCGTGGTTGGACATCTTTACCAGATATGATGTACGAACAAATGAAGTTTACTCACATTGAAGATATGAAAGAAAGATTTGGTTATGAACCTAAATTAATTGAAAGTGAAAAACCAGAAGGTTCAACAGAGTTTGTGATACACGGTTCAACTGCATTATGGAAAAACAAACTCTTAGATGAAGAACGAGAATACAAAGGTATTGGTGCAAACGTTCTGTTTATTTCTTGGTTGCATCCAAAAGATAAAGTGAATCGTATTGATGAACACATGGACTTGAATGACGGCACAACAGGTGATTGTGGATGGTCAGCAGGTCCTACGGCATTAAACATTGGTTGTCATATTGAAAAGCCAGATGAAGTTTATATGATAGGTTGTGATTTATTTTCGAACACAGATAAATTTAACAACATGTATAAAGACACCCTACATTATGAGAAGAATGATATTGATGCAGTCAATCCAGTCAATTGGTTGCAACAGTACAAGTCAAACTTTATAGTTTATTCAGATATTGATTTCTATAAAGTAAACGAGAAACCTTTAGGTACTGATAGTGTCAATAAAGAGATAGAGGAATGGTCAGACGCTATCAACATAAATTATATCACACATCAGGATTTACTTGACAAACTTGACTAAATATGATATAATACTATTATTATATTATGCAATATGTGGATAACAAAAACATACAATAAACATACGGAGAATACAATAAATGTCATTTGAAGCATTAAAAAGAAGTCGAGGTAATTTCGACAAACTTACAAAAGAGTTAGAATCTCTAACTAAAACAACTACCACACAATCATCAGGCAAAGACGAAAGATTCTGGAGACCAGAACTTGATAAATCAGGTAATGGTTATGCCGTTATTCGTTTTCTACCTGCAGTCGAAGGTGAAGAATTACCTTGGGCAAGATTATGGTCACACGCCTTTCAAGGTCCAGGTGGTTGGTATATTGAGAACTCTCTCACTACAATGAACAAGAAAGATCCTGTATCAGAGGATAACAGTCGTCTATGGAATACTGGTTTAGATTCTGATAAAGAGATTGCTCGTAAGAGAAAGAGAAAACTCACTTACTACACAAACGTTCTTATTGTTTCTGATCCTAAGAATCCAGAGAACGAAGGTCAAGTAAAATTATTCAAATTCGGTAAAAAGATATTTGATAAGATTACTGAAGCCATGCAACCACAATTTGAAGATGAGAAACCATTAAACCCATTTGACTTTTGGGAAGGTGCAAACTTCAAATTAAAAATCAGAAAAGTAGATGGTTATTGGAACTATGACAAATCAGAGTTTGATTCACCATCACCACTTGCTGATAATGACGATGATATACAGAGCACTTGGAAAAAACAATATGCTCTATCTGAGTTTTCAGATCCTTCAACTTTCAAATCATATGATGAACTCAAAGCGAGATTTGAGAAAGTTGTGTATGGAACTGGAAATACTACCACTGCTGATAAGATTGATACTCCCACCATTGATGATGAGGAATCAGCACCAGTAGTAGAAAAGAAAAGCGAACCAAAACCGTCAGTCGCACCTGTCGAATCAATTGATAGTGATGGTGACGATGACACAATGGATTACTTCTCAAAATTAGTAGAAGAAGACTAATCCAATTCTCTCCTTGTTTCGCTTAGGGTTTGTGTCCTAATTCACACGTGGCGCCCATGGTTAGGCGCCATTTTCGGTTTGTTAGTTAATCGGTTATAACACTGGCCTGTCACGCCGGAGTGAGGAGTTCGATTCTCCTACAGACCGCCATATAAATAGAAGTATGGATTTATTTTTTCAAATACTTACACAATTTGGTTTACCTGTTGCGGCTGCAGTCACAATGGGTGTATTCATTTACATCATTCTTAAATATATTCTTGCAGGTGTTGTTGGTCAAGTTGGTGCGATTACAGGCATCATTTCACAATTAGATAATCGTATTAAAACGATGAACCATGATATGATTAAACTAGACTTATTAGTATCCCATGCACTTGGATTAAAACCTGATATGGATAGATTAAGTAGATCAGACGGCAAAGAAGACGCACGTAAAGACTAATGGATATTGTAGAAATACTCAATCAATATGGATTTGCAACTCTGGCAGCTGTTGCTATGGGTTATTTTATCTATTTTATCTACAATTATGTTACCACCCAAATCATTGAAAAACTAGATAACACCATGAAAGTGTTAATTGCTCTTATTGATAGAGTAAGAATGTTAGACAATGATATAATAAGACTGAGATCCAAACTCAATACCGTACTAGAAATCCGAGAAAACGAAGAAAAGAAAAAGACAGACTTATAAATAGTAGTGAGATGAGGTCACTATTACTACTATTTTTGTGTTCGTTCGCCTATGCTGGTGATTTAACACACGATTTTAAGAACCCGAGTTTTTCAGGACAAGGGTATTCTTCACATGTTCTGGCACTAGAACAATTACAATACACACGAAAAGAACAAATCAAAGATGATGAAGAAGCGGCAAAACGTGATGCTGAACGAGAAGAAGAAAATGAAACAATCAATCGTTTTCTGGCAAACTTAGAATCACGTATCTATGCCAATCTATCAAAACAATTGGTAGATAATATGTTTTCTGCTGACGGTGCTACATCAGGTACGGCAGAAATTGAAGGTGCTGAAATCTATTGGGAAAAAGACACAGACTTAGGTACCATTACAATTAGAGTAACGGAAGAAGATGGTACCGTTACAACAGTCACCGTACCAGTAGGAGACTTTGGATTTTAATGTGGAAATGGTTATTGATATTTGCATTGTTGACAGGTTGTGTGACTAATCCCCAAACCTTCGATTACGAAGAACCGAAACTGTCAGAAGCAATGGTGAAACTGAATGATGTGCCGTCACTAGATGGTCCACCTATATCAATTGCTGTCTATTCATTTTTAGATAAGACAGGACAGAGAAAACCAAGTGACAAGTTTAGTCAGTTGAGTTCAGCTGTCACCCAAGGTGCGGAAGTGTGGGTAATACAAGCACTACAACAAGTTGGTGGTGGAAACTGGTTTAAAGTTGTAGAGAGAAGTGGTTTAGATAATTTAATTAAAGAACGACAATTGATTCGTTCGACACGTGAACAGTATGACGAAGGCGACAAACAATTAAAACCACTATTGTTTGCCGGTCTGATTATTGAAGGTGGAATTATTGGTTATGATTCGAATATTATAAGTGGTGGTGCAGGTGCCAGATATTTGGGTATTGGTGCAACACAACAATACCGAGTAGATAATGTTACAATATCAATGAGAATAGTGAGTGTTTCTACTGGTGAAGTTCTACTCACAGTAGCCGTAGAAAAGACGATAGCATCTCATGCTACGAGTGCTGATATCTTCAAGTTTGTTGATATGGGTACAAAGGCAGTTGAGGTCGAAACAGGTATCGCAACAAACGAACCTGTAAATTATGCAGTACGAGCCGCAATCGAACAAGGTGTCGTAGAATTGATTAAACAAGGAGTGGACAAAGAAGTTTGGAAATATAAGGAGTAAATAAATGTTTAACAGACTGTTAATTATATTATTAACTATATTATACAGTTCTGGATTTGCAAATGACATTTATATAGAACAGGTTGGTGACAACCTTGACTTGGACATTATACAGGATGGTCAGGACAACGAGATCGGTGATTCAACAACCGATATGACATTAAACGGCGATAACATGACTTTCGCCATTACACAAACAGGTAGTTTTAATACTATCGATGCAATCATTAAAGGTGCCACATACACAGGTACTTGGTCGTTTACAGGTGATTCGAACACCGTGGACTTATTGTGTAGTTCCACATCAACTGGTAATTGTGATACTGTCACACTAAACATTACTACAGTTGGTGATTCAAACGTATTTGATTTTGACATTGGTGAAGTTGCCGATGCATCATCTTCAAGTATTGCGTTTACATTAACAGGTGATCACAATGTAACCAATGTAGATGTAGATGGTCAGAGTGCTTCTGTTACTGTAACAGTGGACAACTCAACATCATTATCAACTAATTCAGCAAACTCAGACGAAGGGGTTGCAATGAATATTGATGTTGACGGAGATGGTGATGTAAATGGACATACAATATTAGTAGATATTACAGGTGGTGGTGGAACACTAGATATCACCCAATCTGGTATCTATGATAACAACGTAGATTTAGATGTAACAGGTGATGACTTTGATATCGACATTACACAAAGCGACTAGTTTATTACTAGTTTTATTATTTACATCTACTGCTTATGGTAGTATTGGTGCCGTCAGTAAATTAAAAGGTACAGGTGTCATCACACGAACTGATGGCAATGATGTGGATTTATCAAAAGACTTAGATGTCTTTTCTTATGATGAAGTGAAAACCGGTAACGGTCGAACTTCAATTGATTTTGTCGATGACACCCGAGTAGAAATTACAGAACATTCGAAATTGGTCATAGATGATTTTGTCTATGATCCTGCCAATAATGAAGGTGGTCTCACATTGACGGCTGCCTTTGGTACAGTCAAATATGCATCTGGTCAGATTGCAAAAGATCACCGAGATAACGTAAAGATACAAACACCAACTGCAACGATCGGTGTTCGAGGTACCGACTTTGCCATGATTGTTGATGAGATTGGCGGATCAACAATTATTCTATTACCAAGTTGTGATACAAACGGTAATTGTTTAGTGGGTGAAATCTCTGTTGAATCGGATGCAGGTTTTGTTATAATGAATCAAGCATTTCAGGCAACACGTGTTGAGGCGGCTGAATCAAAACCATTTAAACCTATTTCTGTTGACATTGACGAGAGTATGATTTCAAATTTACTCATACTATCACCACCAAGAGAAATTGACGAACAAGAAGCCAGAGAAGAAGCAGAAAAACGTGCCGATGTTTTAAATATTGACTTCTTAGAAATTGATGTACTCAATGAAGATTTATTATCAACAGCAGAAACAGATACATTTACAGAATTAGATATTGACTTTTTATCACAAGATTTCTTAGCAGATATTTTAGATCAAATTAATAAGATTTTAGCTGCAGAGTTTCTATCAGAACTAACAGATGTGTTTGTTGAAAAGAAACAAGTAACAGGTCAACTTGAAAATGGTGTGATTATTGTTGATGATGGCAATAACTTTATCTTTTCCAGACAAGGACCAAATAACTATGTTCGTATCGTATTAAGTAAAAGATCAGAATATATAATTAATTTAGAACAATCTGATGTACAAATCAGAGAATTTATAGTAGGAGATGGCAGTGTCAATAATATCGACATTTATCAGCGTTAGTTTATTACTAACATTTAACTTGTTTGCAAATAGTATAATAATTACTTTACCTGGTGACGGAAATACATTGAATGTATTACAAGACGGTATCGACAATACTATAGATTTAACCACAAATTATTTTGAAGAAAGTGATATGAAAATAGAACAATATGGAAATTATAATTCTGTTGACTTAGATATCAGTGGTGGAACAGGCACCGGTAGTTCTTTTTACATCTATCAATATGGCAATTCACAAACTTATAGTGGTTCGTTATATTGTGGTGCAGAGTGGTGTACAATGACGGTGACACAACCATGATAAAGAAAATATTTACCCACTGGACATTTGCCTTTGTCACATTATTCTTTATCACATATCTAGGATATACCAATCCACAAATCAAAGAAATTTTAAAACTTAAATCATTTGATTTATTATTTCAATCGGAAGAACAAACGATATCACCAAATATTGGTGTTGTCACTATCGATGAAGCGTCAATAGAGAAGTACGGCCAATGGCCTTGGAAAAGAGATGTTCTTGCTGACTTAATTTACAAATTACGAGAATCAGGTGTCGGTGTTATTATGATGCCGATACTCTTTTCAGAACCTGATCGTTTAGGTGGTGATGAAGCATTTGCACAATCACTTTCAGGTATGGGTGTTGTCATTGCACAAGTCGGTACAACACAAACAAATAAGAATACAGTTCCAAGAGGTATTGCAAAAATAGGTGATCCACTTCCTTGGTTGTTTGAATGGCCAGGAATGTTAGGACCAATACCCGATTTACACGTTGCAGACGGAGTCGGTGTCATCAATACAGCACCAGAGATTGATGGTGTTGTCAGACGAGTGCCATTGATTATGAGAATTGGTGATGAAACCTATCCTGCCATGGCAATTGAAGTCATACGAGTTGCAACAGGTCAACCAAGTTATCAAATCAAAGCTGGGCCTGCAGGTGTTGAGGCAATGAGAGTGCCTGGATTCTCACCGATTAAGACTGATTCCAATGCAAGAATATGGTTGCGTTGGAACAAAAAATATGATACAATATCCGCCAGTTCGAACGACTTTTCACAGTTTGCAGGTCGTACTGTTATCATTGGAATGACTGCCGAAGGACTTGGTGGCATCATTGCAACACCCACAGGAGAACAGTATGATTACATGTTATCCGCATCAACACTAGACACGGTATTGAGTGGAGAATCAGTTCAAAGACACAGTTTAAGTGCGTTTTTAGAGTTGCTGAGTGCGTTTCTAATAGGTGCGAGTGTGATTGTATTAGTTCGATTTGCACCTTACTGGATGATCGGAATTAAGATATTATCACTGTATGGTGCATCTGTCTATACTTCATATTACTTCTTTAGTAATAAACTATTACTTGTTGATGTGACATGGATTATTCTTACTCTAACAGTGATTGCCATGCATAGTGTATTCAATCGTTTCATCTTAGAGTTTCGATTGAAACAACAAATAAGAAAACAGTTTGAGAAATACCTAGATCCAAGACAAGTGGCAATACTGGTCAAACATCCAGAGAGATTGAAACTTGGTGGTGATCGAAAAGAGATGTCATTTCTGTTTATGGACATTGTAGGGTTCACACCAATATCTGAATACTATAAAAACAATGATGATCCCGAAGGTCTGGTTACAGTGATCAATGATTACCTTAATCGTATGTCAAAGATTGTATTGAAGAATGGTGGCACAATAGACAAGTATATGGGTGATTGTATCATGGCATTTTGGAACGCACCATTAGATTGTGAGAATCATGCTGAGATGGCAGTAAAGACAGCGATCGAGTGTGCAAAAGAAACTGAGAATATCAAAAAAGAATTTAAAGAAAAAGGATTACCAGATATCAACATTGGTTCTGGTGTGAACACAGGAACTTGTATTGTTGGTAACATGGGTTCTGAAAGTCGATTAGATTATTCAGTGATTGGTGATGCAGTGAATTTGGCTGCAAGACTAGAAGCGGCAACACGTAACTATAAAGATGAGAATGGTAAAGTGCCTGCTTTAATATATTCTTCATATACAAAAGATCAATTAAAAGACATAGAATCTGTTGAAATTGATAAAATAAAAGTTAAAGGAAAAGAAGAATTAATCACCATTTATAGACCCAAATCACTATAAATACTTTTAGGTCTACATTACGGAAGGATTATATGAAAGTAATACCTTATCGCTTACCTAACAGTCCCGTTCGTGGATTGTTTTCATTTATTTCACAAATATTACAGGAGTTCACTATGCCCGATAACGGAAGAAAAGCACATCTATTGACTATGACTTTAAACAAAGACAAACGTTTGACTAGACAACAAAAACAGAATAAACGATTAAAGAACGCTTTTCAAATGGTATGTAGAACACCTGTATTGAGAACTGTTAATTTTTAGAAAGGATTAAACGCTTGCCATAAGCAAGTTGTAAGAAAAATCATCGGGTCTTGCACTTTTAGATAGTGTGAGATCCGATTTAGCGTAAGTATTAATACTATTACCACCAGAAACCACATTCACCCCACCTTGATTATTTTTCATTTCATCTAATAACAATTCATTATTATTCATTAATGCCTTTATATTATCAAGTTGTTGTTTTGTGAGATTAGAATTTGCTAATGCTATTTCTTCTAAGGTTTCACCTGTCTGTATGGTACCTGTTGAAGATTCTGGCACATCAACATCACCGTATGCTTCATCTAATATATCTCTCAATTCTTCACTACCACCTCTAAAACCAGAAACTGGATCACTTAAATATTCAAAT